ATATCTAAAACTTTCATTTTATAATCATTCTCTAGCAGGTTTTTTGTATCTACTTTTAATTCACCCTTAATTGAATTTAATTGACAAGTATTGATAATTTTACGAATATCAGGATAACCTGCATCAATAATTGGGACTAAATCTTTTGGTTGATATGTTACATTTTCACTACCTAGAATTTTTGAAATTTGTATTGCAACATCTTTCTTAGTTGGAGGTATGATTTGAAAAGTTTGACATCTACTCTGAATTGGTTCTATTACCTTTTCTACATAGTTACAAGTTAATATAAATCTACAATGCTGTGAAAATGTTTCCATCAAGTTTCTTAATATGGCTTGTGCATTCTGTGACATATAATCAAACTCATCTAATATAACAATTTTATATTTTTTGAATCCCATTGAAGAAGCAAAACCCTTTACTTTATTTCTTACAGTTTCTACATTATTTTCATCAGATGCATTAATTATCATATAATCACAATCGACTGATTTTACAATTAGTTTGGCAAGAGTAGTTTTACCCGTTCCTGCTCTACCATATAAAAGTAAATGTGGGATATCACCATTTTCTAAATAACCACTTACTTTTTCTTTAAGGTGCTCATTACCTACATAATTTTCTAATGTAGTTGGTCTATACGACTCAACCCATAAAGAATTATCTACTTGTTCATTATTTGTTTCTTCGAAAAATCCCATTTTATTTTTGTTTAACTAATTTCATATTATAATTGTTCACTTTTGGTTCTCGTTTAATACCATCCTTTAAGATAAGAGGTTGTTTAAATAATTTAGTATAAGAAATATGATGATGTGGTCTACCATCTTTATGCTTCTTATTAGTAAACTTTATAATATCACCCCAATTTTCTTTTAACTCATCGAACTTTTTTTGTAAACCAGTAAACTTCGTATTTTCTTCTTTATCTTCACCAAATTCATAAATAGTAGTGGTATTACCACCCTTCATTGTACCTGTTGTTTGTTTACCAGATAATAGTGAGTTGAAGTTTGCAGTGCACAAATCACCAGTAGATAGAACTCTGAGAGTTAAATCGGTGTCTTCATTATATGTACCTCTCCACCTCTCGTCTAATCGTGTATCAAGTAATTCCGTGTTAATTAATATACAAGAGTAAGTTCGTGTGTTTCTAATTACAGCACCTCTACCATTATCAATACCTGGTACAAATGATGCATACTGACATGAGACTAATCCAAGATTTTTAAACATATCACTATAATCCTCCATAACTCTAAATACAACACCATCTTTTACTCTCTTTTGTATATTTTCATTCCAACGGAAAAATCCATCAATATTATCATCTATAATCCAATGTTTTTTATGTCCATTATCAATAGAGTGTTGCCAAACAAAATTTCTAACAGGAATACCACCTTGCTTTCTTTCAGAAAAGTTTTCTGGTAATTTAATAACTTTATTTTTGTCTATCTTTGGATTTGATATATAATTATCATACTCCGAAGGCTCTACACAAATATTAAAGTCAATATCCATTTCCTCTAACGTATCAATGGTTAGAGTTTTTTCCCACCTACCCTTTGTAATCACATAAATTGGATATTTAGGTTGTATTTTATGAGTAAATTCATACTCATATTCTTTTAATGGATGGTCATCCAACTCATGATGAATATAACTTAATATAGTGGGTTTACGGTCAAATGCCTTAAAAAAGACATCTCGTTCTTCTTGATTATTTAATTTAACATCAAATACATACTTTTCAAGTAACCAATCAGACCACTTAAACTCAGGCATATTAAAATAATCATCATCAATTAAGTCATTAAAATTAAGATAGGTATTGTCCAATTCATATTTTAATGTATAATCCCAAAAAGGGCCCTTGATAACAGTATTATTTAATATATCTTCTACTGATTTTTTATTACTTGTATGTACCTTCATACTTATTTTGATTTATAATTATCTGACCAAGTTTTATATTCACCAGATTCAACTCTACAACTCATATGGTCTGCCCAATGAATAATGTAAGGTAATTCTGTTTTTAATTCACCACCTTGGCTGTAGTTTATGAAGTACTTTTTAGTTGCCTCATTATATAAACCATCTGCCATTTTTATAGCCAACATTTCGTTTTGTGAGTACTTAATACCATATTGATTAAGTAACCAAAGTGCTCTATCAGTTACATCCATATAGTATATATCTGGATTTAACTTAAACACAGAATTTTGGTTTTTTCTATGCCAGTCTGATTCTTCTGGAATATAATGTGGAATTTCTCCATCACCTAATTTACCCAAATCATGATGTAATGCTGCAAAGAATAATTCCTCATCTGTAAAATTAATTAAACCACCTTGGTCTGCGAATAGTTTTTTAACACTAAATGAGTTTTTACAAACATTCATAACATGGTCTATATAACCACCAACATATGCAGAATGGAAATGTAATTTACCACTTGCAGGGGCAATTGCAAGTTCAGTACCTAATTCAGTTTCCGAGTACATATGAAGTAGTTTTTCTAACCTATCTCCACTAAATACCTTGTTTATAAAAGTTATAAACTTATCGTAATTAGTCTGTAATTGTTCTGCTGAATATTCTTTTACCATATTACTTAATCTCTACTAGGTAATAATTTGATACATAGTCTCCTTCAACAAAGTTTAGATGTGCTAAACCATCAGATGAAATTTTTAGTGATGAACTAGAAGAACCTCTATTTGCAGTAAGAATTTCTTTTAGGTATTTACCAGAAAATGCAATTGGACTTACATCACCTTCACAAGTACAATCAACTGAGATAGAAATTCTATTTGAGTTAATTGAAGAATATCCTAGTATAATTTCTCCCTTACCACCTTTACATTCAAATGTAAATGTATCAGCATCAGTTAGTGCACCCTTAGATTTAATGAATTTGTTTACAAACTCGTTATCTAGTGTAATATCTACATTAAATGGAGGAAGTGCTTTTAAGTCAGGTACTGCTGGTATAACAGATGGTGCAGCTAACATATATTGCATTTTTGTTCCATTGTCTGAGAATTTTAATGCACCAGTTACTTCTTCTACTTTGATTGTATTATCCAATACACCTAATAATCCCTTTAATTGTGATGTAGTGTAGATTCCAAACTCTCCATCAGGAAAATCTGTATCATTTACAGTTACATCTCCTAATAGTGTTTTGTCATCAGAAATCATTCTTACTGACATATTTGTTTTTTCGGATTTAATCATTACTGATTCTACCTCACCACCGAGATTATATCTACTAACGAATCCATTAAATTTTGATTTTTCCATAATTTACTTTTAATATTTATTTTAATGTTTACTAATATACGAATTTATTTTTAATTATCCAACTAAAAAGAGAAAAACTTTTCAGCCGTTTTTGTTGAGGATAAAACTTCACCCCAACCGAGTGCTCCGTAGAAGTCTTCTAGTTTACCTAAAAGTTCTCTTTCGAAGATTTTATCATAATCAATATAGGTATTGATTAATTCCATAATTTGAGGAGGGTCATTATAACCATTGAACCCAATTGCACCTAAACCATATGGGTTTTGTTTTAGATATACCCATTTTATTTTATCACCACCTTTTAGTGGTTCATATTGATTTTGTAGTTTATGATGTTTTATCAGTTCATTATATGTAAGTGCAGCCTTGACATGAGCAGGAGTTCCTTTCATAAACTGAAACATTGCAGTTTGGTCTTTTTTCTTTGGTTTGTATTTTGACAAATTCTTTACACCACCTGCTTTTGCAATATTAATGACTGGCATTGTTGATAAACTATTCTTAAAGTCATGTATTCTATCAGTTAATTGTTCCTCAGTATCACCTTTCAATATCTCAATAAGTACATTACTCATAAACTCTCTAAATGCTGCTGGATATGATGACCTAACTACATCTAATCCTTTTACATCTAATTCATCACAAGGTACACCATTGTTCATAATAATCCATTGTGCGTATCTTTTCTTTGCAATCCAAATACCTGCTTTTGAAACGTATTCTTTTTTAATTTCAAATCGATGTTTATCTTTATCTACATTAAACACCTTTTCTGAAAGAATATCATAGAAGTCATTAAGGTAGTCTTGCATTTCACCTGCAATATCATCTACATAACCAGCAATTACAACTTGTTCTTCGTTTTTCCAATTAGGGTATCTTTTATCCATTAGAGGAACTGCAGAGAAAAATACCGAATCAGTATCAATGTATATATTAGAGTCAGCATCAGGAGTACCAAGCTCCTTGTTGTACTTGATGTTAGCCATATCAGCAGTTGATTTAATAACTGTCTGTCCTGTTGTGGTAACAGCGGCAGCGTTATCAATATCATAGAACCGAAAGGCAGGAAGACCAAGCACACCATATAAAGAGTTAAGTAAAATTTTCTGAACCAACTGACGGTTTTTGTACCATTCGTATTTTGCTGTATCTCCTTCTTTTCCATATTTCTTCATTTGATTTTTGAACTCAACCCTCTGAGAAAACCATAAGTCTAATACATCAGGTATTAAACCAACTTTGTCAGTACGATATAATACACCATTTGATGCAACTGAAAATTTACTCTTTTCAAAAAATATTTTTAAATTTTCTTGTGTAATGGTATCACCATTTATTATCCAACTGTCTCTTTTATCTTTAACGAACTCTTGTGCATCCCAATTTTCAATCTTACCAACTTTTGTTTCTGGTGAAATGTTTATAGTCATAATAATAGATGGATATAGAGATGTTAAATCCAAATCATAAATCCATTCATACTTTCCAACAATAGGTGCCTTAACATATGCACCTATGAACTTGCCGCCACCTTCTTCTTTTAGAGCTTCCATCATCTCTTGTCTATCGGCAGGTTTGTTTGGTGCCACGATATTTCTTCTTTTCAAATAAGTCAAAAGTGCACCTTCTAGATATTTTGATGAATATACAAAATCTTCATAAGGAACGTGTCCTGCATGACAGATACCTCGTGCAGTATCAATGAATTGTAGTTTTTTATCAAATTCAACTACTAACTCGACATCCACTAAGTTATATTCAATAAACTTTTCGATATCTTCTTTAAAAAGAATATCTAAGTTTCCATCATATTCAATTTTCTTTCTATTTAGTTCTTTTTGGGCAACTGAATCCAATCTATAAGATGCAAGTTGAGTATATGTAAAGTTTTTATAAAGTGATATGTAATCTAAATAAGATACACCTGCCATAAAAAATCTTTTACGATATGGAGACCAAAAACACTCACCAATTGGTGATAATCTATTTGCAGTTTTCTCGCCTAGTAATCGTTTGATTCTATTATATAACATCGGTGTATCAAAGTAGTCAATGTTCCAACCTGTAACAATTGTTGGATTTATCATCTCATATAACTCCAAATATTTAAGTAACATTTCCTCTTCGGTTCTAAAAGGTATTACTATACACTTATCAGTCTTTTTTTCTAGTAAGTCACCTGCTTTATCCATTACCAATACCCAATATTGATTAGTTGCAGAATCATGAAGTGCAATTGAAGTTAATTCGTTAGTTGCCTCCTCTGGATTGGGTAAACCACTTTCCATTTCACACTCAATATCATAAGTAAGTGTAACGTGACCCTCTGATGGTAAATCAGATTCAGTATAAGTATCTACCAAAACTCTTGTAGTTTCTGCTACATCAGATTCAAACAACCCTGGGTCATCTTTGTGAAATTTGTATATCTTTGTTACCTTATCTCCATAAAGTGTTGTAAATTCACCTCTATCTGCCTTTTCATATGCAT